CTACAACGGTTACACTACCAACCGCACTTGTAGCAGAAATACCCGTTTCTGGGACAATCGCATCACCGCTAATCGTTGGTGATCCTACAGCTCCCGTACCCGCAGAGCCTGTAGCAGCAATGTTTGCTATACCTGTAACAGTGACTGAATCGACAGAACCTGTAGCCGTTGAACCTGTAACGCCCACATCTGCATTCGCCGCAACAACAACCGTGCCTACGGCTCCCGTACCAGCTATGCCTGTTTGTGGAACATTTGCGTCACCTGTCATGGTGACTGTGCCCACGGCTCCCGTTCCCGCAGAACCTGTAGCACCTACATCAGCCGAAGCCGCAACAACAACTGAACCAACCGCACCTGTTCCAGTAGAACCAGTAACGGATGTATTTGCTTCCGCTACAATCGAAACAGAGCCGACACCACCTGTAGCTGCCAACCCTGTCTCTGGAACATTAGCTTCCGCAACGACAGAAACAGAGCCAACCGCACCTGTTCCCGCCACTCCTGTAACAACAACAGGAAGGGATTCGCCCCAAGTCCCTTGGGACCATGTGCCTCGCGCCCAACCCGAAATTGCTACCATAGTACTACGCCTGTTTAGGCGATACGGATAATAGCGTTACTCGCGTCCGCTGTTGGGAACTGAATAGTAAAGTCACCAGCAGTCGATGTCTTATCGCCACCAAACGCCAACACAATTACCGCAGCATCAGATGCACTACTGTTGTATATCAATGCCCCGTTTGCTGTGACTGTAGCTGTTGAAAAAGTCAAATCAGCAAAGTCTGTAAAAGCGGTTGTACCACTACTTGTTGGATCTACCCGTGTTAGGTTAGCACCACCAGCGGTATAATTTGTGCCAGTAACTTCGTTTGTTGTAGCATAAGCTGTTGTCGCCGCACCTAATGTTGCAGATGAGGTGTAGAGAGCAAGCTTAAAAGTGCCGCCCCCTGAGTTTTTAAAGTTATGTACTCCATCAAGAAGCTCTTTCTTGAAAGAAGTACACATTGCTTGGGTGATCGCCATGTTATAATCTCCTTATTGCATCAGCCAGTTCTGGGTGCCCCGCATCTTTAAGGGCATTATACACGGTTGTGCGGTCACTGCGAATAGCTTCGCGCATATAAAATGCAACCACTTTTTCCATGTGCTTTTGGAACGCTTTTGCCTGATCTCTGATAGCGGGATGTGCCTTATCCGACACACTAATCAGTTTCTCAACGCAGCGTTCTGCGACTTCATCGGGAGTAAATCCTCGATTGTTAGTAGTTTGTACATTGACGATAGGATCGTCTGGTACTTCAAAGTTTAATTTAAACATTATTGTTTATTCCTTACAATTCTACCCACGCGATATTCTTGCGTAGTTTCTTTTGCCTCTCCCAGCATTTTAAGACCTTGTAATGACTCTGCAAACCTTTTGTCATACATTGCCATCATATCTTGCTCACCTTTCATAAATATATATGCTTCTACTAAAGAACCATATAACAAAGAAAGCTCTGCATTTTCACTTAGCCAAGATGTAGCTGTTCCTACACCAGAAGTTAAACTAGCAGGTCTAAACAAATACTGAACCTCTACATCGTAGTTTGCATCAGGCGTAGGTGCTAAAATAAAGTTACCTACATCAAATTGAGCATAGTATCTTGGCTTTCCAGTAGTAGTGGAATTAGGATTAAATGTTTCAATGTAAGATAAATCTTTAAATTCAAGAAATTCTTTTTCACCATTTGATGTTAAAGTTAACGAAAATGGAGCTAAGAAATCACTAGGCGCACCTAGATATTGATTGTTGGCTGACATCGCACCCTGTTGATTACGCATAAAAAGATTTAATTGCACACTTTTAAGTATGCGTTCTTCAGCCGCTCTAATAAAAATAGAAAGATTATTTACGAAAGTTGTTTCTGAATTTTCCGTATAATCTTGTATGGCTTGTTTTAAACTGTCGTATGTAAAACTCATGGTGTGTTCGCTTGGCCTCCCATACCTGAATGGTTGGTACAATAGTAATACAACGTTGGGGCACCTGATGCCACCGTTATTTTCGTGTACGCTCCAGCACTGCCCGGAGTTCCTGTTGTAGTCACTCCCGTGGTGTACGCTGAACCGCCGCCATGTGTACCGTTTGCAGTCGTGCTAAACCGTAAGGGATGCGAACTATTGCTTGAGTCGCTCTGATCAAACCAATAGGTGCTGCCTTCGTTTAATGTAAGTGTTGGAGATACAGATCCATCAATATAAAATTTATTACCTGTTCCATAAGAATTTGTGCCTGAAGCAACAGTAACAGCATAATTTGTTACATTTGATGCAACTGTTACGGAACCAACAGAAGATGTGGCGTTAAGACCTGTAGGCGCAGCAATTACATTTGCTGTTAAAACTGTCACAGATCCAACCGCAGAAGTGCTACTAGAACCAGTAACAGAAACGACTATTCCTTCCTCAACAGATACAGATCCAACAGAACCAGATAAAGAAGCAAAACCAGAAACAGCAACTGTTACAGAAGCAGGTAAAATAACGGTTACATCCCCAACTTCGCCAGTAGCCTCTGATCCTAAAGTCTTAGGAAAGAAAAGAGTAACAGTGCCAACTTGACCTGTCGCAACTAAATCATTTCCCTCAATTAAACCCGGAATGGGCTTAAATCCAACTGGATTAAATCCATATTGAAAAGATCTTTGGTTTACTAAATTTGTTTCTGGCCTAGCATTTCTTATAGCTTCTGGATCTGATACTTTACCAAAAGGCTCTAACTGAGGGTGCTTTTCTTCATATTCGTCTTTACCAACTAACAGGCCATTCCACTCTTTACGCATATCTTTTAGACGGTATCTGAACCCAGATCTGTCTGAAATGCCAAAAGCGTTCTTACCTGTTGCAAACCTAGACAATACGATAGTTCCTTAAACTTGGAGATATTTGAAACGAAGCTCTGTCTCTATCTTCATCTATCGCTCTACGAAATTCTTCTTCATAAACAGCCTTGAGCAATTGAACTCTTTCTGGCGCACGTTTTAAAGATATATAATAAGCTAAACCAGCAGCTAAACATGGATAAAACCTAAAAGGAACCTCCATTGTGTTTTTAGCTGTATCAGCATCATTTATTCTTGTTAGACAATCAAAGATTAAAACATCTGTATCATTCTCTGGCAAAGGCCATATTTTTAAATTTGGTGTTATTTGCCTATCCAAAAAGAACTGTGTGGGTCTTCCCTCAGTTGTTTTGGTGGGAATAGACAAAAACTCATCACGACTTACTCTATTAATACTAAAATCAGTACCGTCCCTGCGTATAACAACAGCTAAAATATCAATAACATCAGTATCTAAGCTATATTCGCCATCAGATTTTACTAATGATATTGTTCTTTGTTGTATAGTCCACTGATTTAAACCTCGATTAGCCCAATCTGCTAACATCAAATTAAGTGATCTTTTGGCTGTTTTTAGATCATATCCAGTTCTGGCTTCTAAGCCACAACGCTCAAAAGCCTCTTCAACGTAATCTGCTACGTCTAATTCAAAGTCTGTTGAGTTAGATACGGTCATTTCTCTTCCTCATTATAAAGGTTATCAAATATTCTATTGACATCTAGTGTATAGTCTAAATCACTTTTTGAATAGTGTATATGTTGTGAAGGTTTGAAATGTGGCGCTCCCTCACCAGTTTCAAACCAAGCAGGATGAGTAACCCTTACACGATTATTTGGTAGCGCAACAATATTACCCGTCCACTCTCCAGCATCTAAAAGCTGTAAAACATGGCTTTGTTTATGTTGTGCAGGATCATCTGCTATTTCTGATTCAGTGTAATCTACAGTAAACAAATATTTTGCAGGAAAAAATTCGCTATCTATTTTCGCCAACCAAGGACAAGGTGTAGCTCTGTCTATAACATAAACTGCATGATTATGTGATGAGCAATCCCAAGGTTGAGCGTCATATGTTTTCATTGGTTCAGGCCATTCTTCTAAAGGTATATCAGCTACCAAAGCAGTTATAGGCATTCTTGCCCACATTGCGCCGCCATGTACTGTATCCTCTTCCTCTCCCTCGGCCTCATTTCCAGTAAACATAACTTGGAAACTTAAACATCTATTTGGCATAGACGTAACACCAATGACCATAGCATGAAGAAATTCGCCGTGATAATCCTCATGGTTGTGAGTATATTCACGGCGAACCCATGCCTTAAAATAAGGAATGTTGCTGTATAAATAAGACATTATTTTGTTTTTACTATTTTATACCCTTTAGGAAGTGCTGCTTTTGCGGCTGCAAGAGATTTCTTACCACCAACGGCTCCACCTTTTTTCATCATTCTCATTCTTCCTCCAGCCGATCCGCCTTTGGACATTTTCTTAACTTTACCACCGTTTCGGTAGCCTTTTTTCTTCATAGCCATGATTATCTCCTTACGACTGACTAACAGCGCCTTTTGTGCGCTTTCTTTTATTTGCCATTACCATACCGCAACCTCTGGCAACAGCGGTTCCGGGTATCTTTTTACCCCTAAATTTTCTTTTAGATTGTGTCTCTGCAACACCGCCAAGGCTCATATTCCTAACCTTTGCTTTTTTTGTATTAGAAACAACGGTTTTACCTTTTGATCCTTCTGCTTTTTTCTTACGAGCAGTTTTGGCTCTTTCTGCTTTAGAAAGACTTTGAGCCTTTTTACGAGGCAAACATCGGTCAGGGTTCTTCTTATCTTTAGAAGTACCACACTTACCTTTTATAGAACCGTCAGTACCAATCCTAACCCAGTCCTGATTTACCCAATCTTTAAGCGCACCCATTACTTTTTCTTCTTTCCTTTAGCACCTTTAGCGTAGTTAGGATCTTTACAATATTTAGATGCTGCCATGTTTGCATATGCAGAAGGATATGTGTCAAAAGTACGTTTAGCCCACGCCTTACCAGCAGGACAAATCTTACTCCCTTTAGATTTTTTTGAAGCAGCGCCACCTTTTTTAAAGTAAGTTAAACCTTTTGGTATGCCTCTAAGCTTACCACCGGGCTTTGTAACTTGCTTGCTCATTTGACTTCTGGATATTGCCATATGTCTTCTCCATTTCAATCGTAATAAACTCTATCTGCGCAGCCATAACTTCAGTTCTTTTATCAACTGCAATAAGAGTTTCAGTAGCCCAAGCTGCCCAGTTATAAGAAACAGTGCCAATAATTCCTAGCGCGGCTATCGCAACACCAATTATTATCTGTTTTTCTAACATTTCCATCTCTTTCTAGCTTGACGTAAACGGCTATTTGGATCTTTTGCAGCTTTTGGAAACTTCTTCATTTGACCCCC